TTATTGAAAGAGATTTTTTTGAAGAGTGGCAAAACATAATTATAGGACACCCTAATAGAGATGCAGAAGACAGAGGACTTATAGAATTTTATACAAATTTTGCTGAAGGCTGTGATTTAACAGTCTCGCAATTTGATTCAAGTTTTACCAATGTTATTTACGCAGAAAAATACTATGACGTTTTTCCTGAAAGCATTACTCCTCTTTCCGTCTCTTGGGAATCTCAAAATACATATCAAAGATTTGGGGTAACTTTTGCATATAGATACTATGATGCAATCGTACCAGAAGGAAGAGTTGAAGTTGGAGAAGTACAATTTTTAGATTAGAAAGTATGAAAGGACATTATGAAATTACCTACAATTGAAACACCAGTTTTTTCACTCACATTACCATCTACAAAAGAAGAGGTTAAGTTTCGCCCCTTTCTTGTAAAAGAACAAAAGATATTAATGATGGCAGTAGAAAGTGGAAACGCTAAAGAAATTATGACAGCGATTAAAAAAGTTTGTAGTCATACTGCAATCACTAAATTAGCTTTTAATGAATTGCCTTCTTTTGACATAGAATATTTTTTCTTAAACCTTCGTGCGAAATCAATTGGTGAGGAAATAGAATTAAATCTATCTCATCAAAATGGTTCTACATGCGAACATGTAACAAAGAAAAAATTAAATTTACTTGATGTAAAGATAATTGAAACAGAAGGCCATAAAGATAATTTTTTAATTGATAAAGACCGAAATCTAGGAGTGAAGATGAATTATCCTCAGATTGATTCTAATCTTTTAGATGACCTTGAAAAGAAAAGTGAAATTGAAATAGCAACAGAAGCCGTTGTAAATTGTGTAGATTATATCTACGACAAAGAACAAATCTTTAAAGGGAAAGATTATAGCAAAGAGGATTTGATAACATTCTTTGAAGGATTGACACAAGACCAATTTCAAAATGTTGCCGCATTCTTCGATTCAATGCCTAAGCTAAAACATGTAGTCAAATGGAAATGCCCGAAGTGCGGTGAAGAAGATGAAATTGTTTTGGAGGGCATCGGAAATTTTTTCGCATTTTGATGGGCAATGAAACATTAGCTAATTATTACAAAACTAATTTTGCATTGATCCATCATCACAAATACAGTTTGTCAGAAATTGAAGATATGATGCCTTTTGAAAGAGACATATACGTCCTCCTTCTCACACAACATCTAGAGAAAGAGAACGAAAGAATTAGAACACAAGAGGCTCAAGCAAAACAAAAACGAAAGAACCTACCGAGAATTTAAACTTCTCGGATTGGCTCGCCTAAATTTTCAAACTTGTTCTCAACAGCGAGAGAGATGAGTTCGTAAAAACGGCTCATCATTCTATCTTTAAGGTCGTAATTTTTCAAACCTAATTTTAAAAACTCTTCAAAGTGTTTTACAGGAACTTCCATCATTGTATCAAAGTCCGCTCCAAGAACTCGTTTAGCGTACTCACCTGCACCACCAAGAGCAAATCTAGGCATTCCCTCGTCAATCATATGTGTAGATTGATGATAATCGTATACGGGATTCACTACCGACATCATATCGTTAAATGACATCTCAAGAACCTCATCATGTAGAGATTCGTAAATCATAGTGTTTTCATCACAAGACATATATTCTCCTCATAAAAAAAATTAAACTTCACATCTCATTGTAACAAACTCAATGAGAAAGTCAAGAAATATTTTGTGTTGCATTTATGCTACAAGCGAGAAATCCTTTGACTTTTTTTGTCATCTTGCTATACTGAAAGTGTAGTAATTGATTAACAATTTTGACTTTCTTACAAGGAGAATATATGTCAAGTTTTAGACTGTGTAAAGCAGATGACCAAGAAGAATATGTTTCAAACATATCTTCAAAACTTTCAAAGATGAAAATATCAAAATTCTTTGAGATTGCAAATGTTTGTTCAATCGACAAACAAAGGTACTTCGGTATCATACGAGGTTACAAGTATTACTACACTACGCTATTTGAGGTGAAGTATAATGGTGTTCGTAGTTCGCCTGCTTGTGACAATGTTCCAGCAACACCAGATTCAGTACTACTCAATTTACGAGTGAGTACTTTCGCTGAGTTAGTAGACAGGGGTTTAAACGTGCCTATGAAAAACTATGCAGGTCAACCTCTTAACGTGACCGACTCTTACAATGCTAGAGTAAAAATACTAGCAGAGTGGAATCAGTTGGTAGATAAAGTTTCAGCATTGACCGAGAAAGGAGTTGCGGCATGAGACTCAAAGATTTAGAAAATAACATTAGTGTCGAGCGTGTAAAAACTAGCAGAGAGGTAGAAGGCAAAACTCTCACAATGATAGGCTCCAATTACTTTGGCGACAAAACGACAATTGTTGTTCAAGACCATGTACGCAATAAAGCATATAGATTCATTGATGATAGAGTCTGTGTAGCTGAAATTGTTTACGCTGAAAATGAATTGACATACATCTATCGCATGATGCCAGTAAATGTTATGTGGAAAGATGTGATTTCATTGAGTGATGATATGCCTGATGCAGAGTATAGTTTTTATACGAATTATATTTTACCACTACTTGAAGAGTGGACAAACAAATTCTATGACACATTTCTTCAAGCAGAAATTCATCTAGAACTTCCTACAATAAACACTCTTAAAAACGAGTATGTGTTTACTGACATGAATGACGATTTGAAAAAAGCAGTAGCAGATGTTCTAGAGAGTTATGGAATCGGAGACCAAGTTGGAAGTCTAGGAGTACAAATCAAAACTGGAGATATTTACTCAGAAAAACTGACAGAAATTTTATAAAACCTTTTCCCTCTTTAATCGTAAGCACTCTGTAAATAGAGTGCTTTTTTTTATTTAAAAAGCATAAATAGAGAAATGCACAATACAACGAGAGAGGGAGAAGTACGATGGCAGGACCAATACTAGGAGTAGCCGCACGAATGATAGCAGGAAGTGCCGCTAAGGGAATATCAAGAGGAGCCAAAGGTGTCGCAAGTTCTATGTCAGATATGTTCTCAGCAAAAACTTCAGGCATTCAATCTATGTATGGAGGTCTTTCTTCAGGAGTAGGTAAAGGCTTAGACTTTGTAAAGCAGATGAAAAAAGAATCTGAAATGAATAGAAGACAAAGTTCGAGAGATAAAAAAGCAAATGACAAAGTAACGAATCAATTTCTCAACATTTCTAATCAACAAGTGTCACAGCTAAAGAATATTAATGACAGTCTGAAAAAAATGATGAAGCAAGATAGAGAACTGTCTGAAGATAGAAAAGATGATGATGATGGATTGATTGAAAAAGGTATAAAAGGCACAGCAGGAATTGTAGGAAAGATATTAAAGTTTATCGGAGGTACTGCAATTGTAGGGCTTGGACTTTCTTCGGGTATGCTAAGAAAGAATTTAGCGAATCGCAGAACATTTAATACGTCAATGCGTAATTTGGGAACCCCGCAGGTAAGTGGAGCCGATATAAACCGAGGTAAACCACAACTAGTAGCCGATATTACGGCCCACCAGCAAAATCTAAACACGGCCAAATTGCTCTCAGACATACGCAACACTAATGCCAGCATTGCCGTTAACCAAAGACAACTGGCCACCGCCCAGAGATTGGCCATCCGCCGAGTAAAACGGAAACGCCCGGAGGAAATGACTACCGCGGAATACGTTAGGTCCGCCGAGGCACAGGCCGCCACCAACCTGGACAAAATTACGGAGGGTGTAATTAAAGGTATACTCTCGGATAAGGTGTCGGACTTCTATGGCGGCCGAAGAAAAGTAACACAAAGGCAAGCCGAAAGAAGAGGATTTGCCGGGCAACAGCTTGGTGAGATACTTGACTTGGGCGAAGGCTCCTCCGAACTGGCCCAAAAAATATTCGGTAAGAAATATGGACGTAGGTATGAGCGTGAATTTAATAAGTTAGGGCAAGTATACTTACAAGCATTCACAGAAAAGACAGCGGATTCAGTATTTGGAGCTTTCGGAGGGTCTCAACAGGAAAATCGGACGTTACTCTCACAGGTTATTGGCAACTATGCAAAGGGTAATAAGAAATTAGCTAAGGAACAGGTCATTTTCAAGATGACTGGCATACCTACTGGCCTTGAATCCCTTTCACAATCACTTGGTTTTGGTGGAACAGAGGGGGCGGTCAACTTTTTAGCTGATGCAGGTGGCTCCTTTATAGGCGATATCTCTAAAAATATACTTGGTGTTGATTTATTTGGTGAGGATAAGACTACTAATACCAGCGTACAGAAGATTGGCGGCCTTGAATCCGTGAAAACCGTAAATGGGGCCGCCCTGGTCAAGGTGGTTAATGGCAGAGACATGGGAGGTTCAGTAATGTCTGCTCTTAGTTCTGCCTCTGGGGCCGATGACGGATTAGGTTTGGGCAACTTAAAGCTGGCCACAACGGGATTCGGCGGTCCTCTCGATAAAACACGGCAGGCACGCCAACGAGTTCAAGAGAAGGAGAGGGACTTAGTCCAAGAGGATCAACTGACTGGTTTAAAGGGTATTGAAAATACGTCACAAAGCAACACAAAAGACATTGTTGAAACGCAACAAAGAGGAACATTCGCTCTACTTGATGGTCTTCGTAATTTAGGTAGTAATATCTTTACATCTATATCTTCTATACTCAGTCGTATGGGTGGAGGAGGAGGAGGAGGTGGAGGATTTACTATACCTGGCATGTTCGATACTGGTAATATGTTTTTGAATGCCGCTTCTCAAATTGGTAGTGCTTATGCTATTAATTATGCTACAAAAGGAATAAAAGACCCTGCCTTGAGGGCTGCCGCACAGATTGGTGGTCAACTTGCTTTTAACAAATACGTCATGCCTAAGATATTCAATAGTTCAGCTGGAAGTTCATTTTTGGGTTCTTTTGGGAATTTCGGTAAAGGATTTTCAACTGGTATTCAAGGTGGTTCTTCATTTGTTGGTGCTTCTACTTCTTATAATGTAGGAGTAACTGCTGGTAAAGTGGCTCCCTACGCTGATGCAATCATTAAACTTGCTCAAGGTGATGTAAAATCTGCGGCATTCTCTGCTATGGGGACTAAGATTGGTTTAGTAGTAAGTGGAGGTAATCCTGTAGGTGCTGTAATTGGTACTGTTATAGGTAACTTTGTTGGTGGTTTGTTTGGCAAGGAGAAAAAACCTAAGCCTCATATAAGAAGTGACTATGCTATAGTTTTAGAAGGTAATAATAATCCAGATGCGGCTCAAGAAGTCTTTACACATAATCGTATGAATTTGTATAAGCCAGATATGGTGCAAAAAGTTTCGGACCTCTCTCGTAGACTAACAATAGCGGCTTTCAATGCGGCAAAGACAATTGAAGCTACTACAGGACAAGCATCTATTGGTACTCACATATACGTTATGGTTGATGAGATTACTTTTAAGAAAATGGGTTCTGTTCAAATCAAGTTTCTAAATGAGCCTAATTATAAAGGGGAAAGGCGTCTGATTCAAGGCTCTCTCGCTTCTCCTGTTGAAAGTAAATTAGAATACGGTGTTACTGACAGAATCATAGATAAGAGTCTTCCTTATTATGCATCTAAGGTTGTGGCATTTGTAAAGAAAGCATATAAGAGTGGAAGAACAGAAAATGAGCAAAGTAAAATAGAAAAAGCAATTCAAGAAAATTTTCGTAATGTAGATACAGAAATGTTGACAACTGGTCTTACTGCAAATCTTACTACTGGTACTACTCGTCTTAACCCTAATCTCTCTAAAGGGATTTACGGCAATACAAAAGCTGACGATAATGCAATGTTTAAAATGGCTGAAAGATTGCGTGAAAATGCACCAAAGGCTGGAGCAACTGGCAATCGAATGATTTTCTCTCTACAGGATAATAAGTATGTTGAAGCTCCATTCACTACCACATCTAAGAGTATAGGATATGGTATGACAAGTACCAGTAAGGTTTATGATAACACAGCAATTGGTGTTGATGCACAAGGCAATATAATTCAAAATGTTGAAGGTGCTTTTAGTATTAAAGATGGTAAATACGGAAGTAGGGCTACACCTGCAAGTGCGATTGATATAAAAGATATTCTGGAGCATACAAAAACAAATCCTCTTGTAATTGATAGTGCCCCTGTTGGCGACCAATCATTTTTATCGCCAACTGAAGAACCGCCTGTAAGTGTTGTTACTGACAATTCAACAAACACAAATCAACCAGTAACGATTATCAATAATAATATATCATCTTACGACCAAATTCGATTTACAGATACAAACACATAAAAAAATGGGCACCCCGAAAGGTGCCCTAAGGTACAACACAAGGAGAAACTTATATTAGTAGCTAAGTTCTGGATAATCGTCTGGGTCTAACTGCATCTCATAACAAGGTTCTGATTTCTCTGGAGAAGACTTTTTCACAAAATCGTCCCATTCCCAAAGAAGAATTTTTTCATACTGCTTTTGCAACTTCTCATGAATCACTTGATAAATTGGATTCGTTGCTATAACTCCTATATCAACTTCACACCAACTCTCGTTATCAACTTTTCCGTTCACAAATAGCGGTGCTGAAAATAAGGTATCATCAACTAATTTATAGGCACTACCTGTTTCATTGTGAAATAAAATCAGTTCTTTCATTTTTTTCTCCCTATACTAATGTTGCTGTTGTCTCAACAGAATAAGAACTATATCCCCAACTATCTGCTACAGGATTAAAAACTCCAGTATCTCTAGATTCATTTTTGAACAACTTAACGTAGCCTTTTTTCTCAAGAGACTCTAGAGTACGCATTGGAATTCCGTAGGCTGTTGGCTTATCTCGCCAACTATTTAAAACGCTATGATTGAAAGTACAGCCTTGTTCACCGTCTTTAAACTTCTCTGGGTATCGCTTGGCTTTTTCAACGATTTTATCATACGCTTTTTGTTGTTTCTCAGTTAGTGGTTTTTTTATCATTTTCTCTCTTTCGTGTTGTTTTAACTACACTTTCAGTATAGCAAATTCAACAGAAAAGTCAAGGATTATCTACGCATATTAGCTTGGTCTTTAGCTTCATCATCAGTAAATACGGGAACAGCATTGCTTTTATGCAACGTGCCTATTCCTTTGATAGCTGTGCCTGTGTAGTATTGCGTATCTTTTTTAACTGCTACATAATCACCAGAATTAAGTGACGGAGGTCTGTAAGTCTCTCTAGGAGGACATGAGGTAACAATCTCTGCTGGTGTAGTATTACCTATCAGCTTCACCTTTTTAACTTTGTTTTTCTTTAGCATTTTTCTGGTGCTTTTCGACCATCTATGCCCTGTATAAAACATACTCATATGAAAGCCTTTTGATTAGTGTATTCGTTTATATAATATCTGAGGTCTACAAGACGGTCCATCTCACCTGCACCATGGTCACGCTCAATGAATCGCCAACCATTATCCCAAATATAAATGTAATCTGCATCTTCTTGAGTAAAAGCCCAGTAACGTAAACTCTCTTCATCTTTGAGTAGTGCCGCTGGTATCTCAGGGAAAACATCTTTCTTTGTCTCAAATATAGATGTCTTTAGAGACTTTATGCCTTTGTCGATTGCTATGAGATTATTTACATCTACCTCAGTATTGTAAAACTGTAGAAGAGTTTTGCCATGACCTAATACTGGACAACCATCGTAGTGACAATAAATTGCAGTAAAAGTGCCATTCTTTTCTCTGATTGCGATTGCTGACCGTGTACCCATAATTTATTTCCTCTCATTGTGTATGTTCAAAATCTGTTGTGCTTTCATTATAACTTTTCTGTCATACAAAGGCAAGTGAAATCCTGTATCGCCTGTCCAGTCTTTAAACTCTTTATCATAAAAATTAATTTTGCAATCATCAGGATTTTCTTTTTGCAACTCAGCTAACTCATTTGCCCATTTTTGCCAAGTATCATCATCAACAATAGGTTTATCCATTTTGTAGTACAAACAAGAATGTACTAGCATTTGTGACCTACGCTGACGAATTTTTTCTTTAACTGTTTGCAACTTGGTCTCGCTTGAGTACTGGAAGGTTTTTGTCTTCCAGTTCAAATACTGTCCGACTATGCTGAAGAAACGCATGGCTGTCAAAATCATCTGGAACCATATCGTTGAAGAAATCATCTGTCCATATTTGACTTGCCACTTTTCCCGGAACATCTATGTGTAACATACAGTCATCTGTAAAAGAGAAAAGTTTCTTCTGCTTTTTCAGTTTCTTGAGCAAGTCTATGTCTACATCATTTTGTTTTGCTATGCTCTTAGTAGTTCCAGATAAATCTTCAGAACCTTGTAAAACAAAATGAACATCATCATCATCGCCTTGTAACCAAGCACCCCATGCCATATGACCTATATGGACTATAAAGTCTATGTCTTGGTCTGTTAAAAGTAGGTTTTTCATTTTCATATTATCTCCGTGTTGTTAAATTAGTAACCTGCTTACTAGTTCAAGTAAGCAGGCCCTGTCCATCTAACCCATGAAAAGTCGCCATTAAGAATATTACCACGGGCCCTGTTTCGTGCAGGCTTTCGATAACCAGCGGCTTTGAGAATATCACCTTTAAGAAACTTGCGGTCGCTCTCAGTCTTGACAATAAAACCCCAAACGCCGTTATTATAAAGTATCTTAATGTAACTTGAACCTTCGTTGACTGTAAGTTCATCACGAAATTGTTCTTTTGATTTATTAAAACCACCGCGAGTGTAGTCATCAGCAATTTTATCTTTTAGAGTTTCGATTGCTTCTTGTAGTGTAATCATAATATCTTTACTCCTCATAGTCAATTAATATACTTTCAGTATATCAAAACTGCAAGAAATGTCAACTATTTTATAGCAATAAACCCTGTAAACCCATGATTTTGCCAGAAAGTATCAATATTTTCCATTCCAAACCCAGAAACAGCACATAAACTGATGAGTTCACTACGAGTTTTTAATTTCATCATATGTCTTAATTGTCGCTCTTTATCTAGAATATCGTCTGCGGTAAAATGCTCTCGCTTGTAATCATAGTATGTAAAGGTTCTTATTTCTTGTATTCTAGGGTCAGCCGATACTGTCTTTTCTGCGAATATAAACGCACCGCCTGTTCTTAGACCTTTATAAATTTTTGTTACTATCTCTCTACGCAAATGTTCTGGAATAAACTGAAGTGTGAATATAGATGTAACCAGTGATGCTTCTTTAAAATCAAAGTCAAGAGCATCACCTTTAAAATATTTAAGATTAGAATTTTCACTCTCATCTTTATCATAGTCTTTATAAAAATCTTCTTCTATTTCTATACCAAAGTAATTTGCCTTTGGGGCAAACTTATTCTGTTTAATCATGGCTTTTAATAATTTACCTGTACTGCAACCTACATCAATAACTGAAGAATGGTCTTCCACAAAGTATTCAGAATATTTTAAAATATCATTCCAAAGATTTGTATAACCACGAATTGAATGTTCAATGTGATTATCAAAACCTTCTTCTCTTTGAGCAAAAGTAAATTTTGTCATTTCACAGATTCCTTATATGGTTTCAATATTTTTTCATATACATTTGTTGCAAGTGCGGCCATCATCTTCGGTGCTACCATACGACCAAGTCTTTCTGCTTTCTGATCAAATGTGCCTGTAAGAATATAATCATCTGGTATGCTCATTAAAATTTTTAATTCTTCGATTGTCAACTTTCTATCCTTCTCATAATGAAATACACCACTCACACCTTTTTGTTGACCTGCTTGTGTAAGTGTGGGAGAAGGTAAATGTGGTGCAGGTCTAATCATATTGAAACAAGAGCCTTTTGGATTCTTATCACGAAATCTTTTGTCTGATGGTTTTAAATGTTTGTCTGGGTTAAATGGTAGAAGTTCAATAAACTTTTTTTGAAAAGACCCTTGAACAAACTCAAGTAACTCTTCTTCTTCTTTTAAATTATTCTGCACATTTTCTATTGCATCTTTTATACCAATGTGTTTTGAGGTTATTGTTTCTGGTAATGTCATTGATGCCGCATTGAGAAAATTAATTCCAACCGTATCAGCAACATCTTGTCGAATGCAAACAAAAAACAATCTCTCTCTAGCTTGTGGTACGCCATAGTTGGCGGCATTTAAAACGTGATGAGTAACCACATACCCAGGCTCTATTTTCTCAAACTCATTCTGAAATTCGATTAGTTTTTTTCTTGCTTCACCTATCGTAATACCTTTTACATTTTCAGCAATGATAATTTTAGGCTGTATCTCTTTTGCTATGCGAATATATTCAAGAAATAAATCTTCAATCGCTTCTACTACTTGGTCGTCTGAATAACTTTTAACACCATCTTTTACCACAGTTTCAGAATTAGAAACTACTTCACCTGTTTCAAAATCAAAATAACTTTCTGTAACATGTTTAGTAGCACCTTTCCAATTCTTTTCTCTTTTACCTGCAAGTGAAAATGCTGAACATGGAGGTGAACCATCAAGTATATCTAATTCACCTTTAGATAAATCTGCAATACTCAAAAAATCTTTACCAGATAATTTTTTAATATCACCAGGAATAATTTTTGTATCGGGAAAGTTTTGAGAATAAGTGTTTATTGCTTCTTGAACAAACTCATTGATAGCGATAACTTTACCGCCTGCAAGACGATAACCTGTAGAACTACCGCCACCACCTGCAAAAGTGCTTACAACAGTAAACAATTCTCTAGCAGAGGATTTTTTTACATCTTTAACTGTATAATGGTTGTATTTTGTCATAATATCTATTATGCACCTTTATTATTCAAATGTCAAACGACTTGTTTGCCAATCTCTACAAATATCCATAATTCTATTTCTTTTACGAAAATTAACCTCAGAATCGTTTAGTAAGTTTTCAAACGCTTTATCAATTCCAGCACAGAGTTGTAAATTAATGTGCTTTTTAAATTTACCTATTTTTTTAAATTCAGGAAATGAATTGACTACATGATGTTTTTGAAATGGCTGATTGATTTGAAACCAATCAAACTGATAAAAGAAATCACGAATATCGCTATGAACATATGGTGTAAGGTATTTCTTACCGAACTTTTCTGCTAATCTTGTATGCCATATCTTTCCACCAAGATTCTCAGGTAAGTAATGTTCATCACGATATTCGTCAAATTTTTCTTTTGGTGTTTTAAAATGTATACAGGCTTTTTTGCTTACTCCATAATAACCATCAGCACCAAGACCTGCTAACACTTCACGCTCTTTTACGTTAGGGTAAACATAAAGAAACGGAAAACAACACTCAAAATGAGTTTTTTTTACACACTTAATTTCTTTAAGAAGGGTAAAGAAATCACCTCTCAAATTGTCAATAGGAACTTCTGTATCAACACATTTCCAATTCATAATATTACATATCTCAATTGCTTTTTTAGAGTCATATGAAGGATTGTCTTCAATATGAAATGTATAACCTGAAACTTTTTTTCCAAGTCTGTGTGCGGCAAAGGCAACTGAAATGCTATCTACACCTCCAGATAATAAAACTGCAACTTCATTATCATTTGAACTTTCATCTATGGACTTCTCAAGTAATTTATCAATCATACAAAAATCCTTGGTAAAAAATGGGGCACCTTTCGGCACCCCATCAACACAACAAGGAGAAAAATACTACTTATCATCAGATGCTAGTTTTTCAAAGTAACTCATTCCCTCATCATCATCATCTGCGAGTTTATCTTCTACAGATTCAGAAACAGGAGGTGTTGCACTAGCAGGTGCTACAGGTTGCGGTGATGATGCCACAACTTCTTCGCTTGTATCTTGCATTCCTAAAACTTTATCAAGTCTTGCTTTGAGTACATCATAAGTCTTAAAGTTCCCAGAAGATACAAATTCAGTTAAACCAAATTGACTTTTCCAAGTCTTCTCTAGTTTCTCGTCATCTTTAAACAAAGGTGCTTGTGCATCAAACTCAGATTTATCATAATTTCTGTAACCTTCAACATTACGAATTTTAAGTTTGAAGTTTGCACCTTCCCATAAATCAAATGGATTGACAGATGCCTCGTCCTCAAACTCAGGATTCATCATGTCATTTAATTTATCAAAGATTTTCTTTCCGTACTTATAAAGAAACACTTTTCCTTCATTCTCAGGATTACTTGGGTCTTTCACTACTAGAATGTTAGAAATGTATGTTAGCTTTCTTTTTTGCTTACGAGCAATCTCTTTATTTGCTTCAACACCAGAGTTCCATAGTACTGAATTATATTCACCTACAGGGTCTTTTTGATTTAGTGTTGTAAGAGAATTCTCAATATACCAGCCACCTGGGCCTTGAAAAGAATGAGAAAAGACTTGAACCCAAGGCATGTCTTCACCTTCTGATGCTGGTAAAAATCTAATAACTGCAAGACCATTACCTGCTTTATCAACCTCTGGTTTCCAGAACCTCTCGTCTATGTAACTTTTCTTTTCGGGATTTGCAACTGCATTGAGTTTGCTTGTAAGTTTTTGCCTATCGGCATTTCTTGACTTTTTCAAGTCGGCAAATGAATTAGCCATGATTTTTTTACCTCGTATTAGTTAGTATGTTTAAATATGTATCGTATGTTTACTGCTTATTGGTTATTATATAATAATCAACTCTTATATGTATAGGCAAGATTGTCATTTTTTTAACTTTTTTTGAATTATTTTTGATATTTTATTCTTTTCAATCTTTAAAAAAGGCTCATACTTTTTGCACAAGTCTCTAACCTCTTGATAAATTGGGTCTGTAAATACTTTGTCATACTGTTTAAAAAATGATAACAATGAGTTGATACAAACTAAAGTTTCTAATGAAACATCTTTTCTTAGAAAAGATACAATGATTGGCGGGTGAGTATCGCTTTTAGTATTGACTATGAAATAATCGTTAAAATCTTTCTCTGTCCAATCTTCCATAAAACTTGTCTCATCATCAATCAAATATGAAAGAGATTCAATTTTTCTTTTCCAATCAGTATAAGTTTTTTCTGACTGCTCAGATAACAATTCTCCTATCCAACCTATCTTAGAATTTACTACAAAATTAGAAACAAGGTATTCAATCAATACTTTACCTTTCGCTTTTCCTAATTTAGCAAACTGTATCTTGTCTTTTCTTCTTAGAAACGAATCATAGTTTGCCCTAGTTTTTCCATTATACTTAAAGTAATCATAGCTTTTCATTAGGAAATGGTTTCTGATTCCCATGTAAGTTTTATAGGTATCAAAAGCATTCATACTAAAAATCCTTCTAAAGTTGAAAGTTCCTTTCTCTGTTCTTCTAAGGATTTATTGTGAGTCTTATTATGATTTGAATGTTCACCATTTACAAAAGTCTTGTATGCATGACAGTTAGCACAAAGGGTTTGTAGGTTCAAGGCACTATTATTTTTTGCGTTACCATCTATATGGTCGGTTTGTAACTGACATATATCCTGTATTGGATAGTTGCAAGTAAATCCTAATCTACCATCTACGTTTTCGCAAAAATCTTTTCGGTGCTGTTTCCATTTCCATTCACCAATTGTGTATCTTTGCTTGTGGTGATAATCACACTTTGAACGAAATCTAGGAAAACCATTAGGTAAATATGTTCCTGTATGTTGACCTTTTCTTTCACAACCAGGAACTATACATTTAGGTCTTTGTTCTTTTGGTATGCTGTATTTTTTCATAATTTTATAGGTAGTTTAGCTTTATTATTGGTAATCAATCTATTCTTAATTGCTTCTGTTTCTAATAATGATTTCATTTTTGATGGAATCAAAGATGCCGCAGTTTCTACCTCAATACCTTTTTGCTCACAGAACAAAAGAATAGAATCTAGCATAGTAATTGGTTGTTTATCTCTGTAAATCTCTCTTACAGCCTGTTCAAATTCTTTTTGCGTTAAAATATTTAAACTCATTTGTTCACCTTTTTTTCATATGTTCTTACGACTCTCTTACCTTCAAAGTCCACAAATTCTACTTGAATTACGTCTTTATCTTTTTCTTTAAACCTTTCAGGCGTTTCTTTTGGGGTATAAAAATGCTCACTCTTATTATCATTTTTTACAGCCATAAAAATTCCCTTATCCATGTAAATCTAGTATTTGTAGAAACCCATCTTAAATCTCCCATTTTTCGATTAGGTTGCATGTTTAAAAGAAACCAATTTTCTTTTTCAGAAAATTTAACCTTTTCAGAAAAAGATAAAATGCGAACTATGAGTTCTGTTTTTTCTATTTTTGCCATAACAAATGTGTTTTCAAATTTCAAGTTATCAATTGCTCCTGCTATTTGTGATTCATAATTTTTACCTAAATCACTATCAATTTTATATTCACGTTTTACCTCTTTAAGTCTGCGAATGACTTCTCGTCCTGCAATCTTACGGTAGAGTTTGTTTCTATCCATACATGGGCTCCACATGACAAAGGTTTATCTGGCGAGTATACCAATTCACTAGGCCCATCTATACTAACTCTCTTCGCATAACGATTTTTACTTCCTTGTTTCACAGTAAATACAGGCTCTTCCAGACCTTTCTTACGATTCGATTTAATTATGTGTTGATTAACGTGTATTTTAGTTTTCAAAATATTCCATATGTTTTTAACATTATTAAAGTTGTACTTGTTGCAATAGTTGAAATGGCAACTGTGTGTATGATTTGACAAATTTTATCTCTCATAGCACCCCATAAGTTCTGAGCATTATTAGTGATGTGTTGATTGCAACACAGGTAACTGAAAATGCACTAATTGTTAAACAAATTTTTTGGTACATCACTTCTCCTATTCTAAGTTAATTTTTCATAACGATAAAAAATATGTAAACCTATTCTTGCTGTTCTAATCATTCTATCTGCTTTCGACCATTTAGGGTCAACATAGACAGCATGGTAGTGTGTTGAACCGTTTGTTATATCAAATGCATCTTGTCTATTGTATCTTAATAAAATGTTTTCCGCAAGTTTATAAATTTTATCATAGACTTCTTTATTCTTGGGTACATCTGATTTGCCATCACAGAACCATGAAAATTGACAAATGCCTTTCCATTGTTGAGTAACTACTTTTTCCATTGTATTAGGATAATGTTTACTCTCAATTCGATTGATGGTTACATGAGCAACAGCTAATTGTCCTGCAACAGGTTCATTTCTAGCTTCATGATAAATGTTTAACGCTAACCATTCAACGTCTTGTTTATAGAATTTTTTTGCTTCAACTACACCCGTATAAAGCAATGCAAAAAACAAAAAAATAGTCCAGATAATTTCTTTTGTTTTGTTTCTCATAGAATCTCTCCTACCTAAAAACTACATTCACTATTTATGTTAATACAACTTTCTTCAATTTTCTTAACAAAGTATTATCAGCTTTTGTTAAAACTTTAATTGTTTCAGCCATTTCAAGTTTTACTTTTTCCCAGAATTTAGGGTCATACTTCTTCATAGAAGGAGCATTGTGCAACATATCTGCCGCCCTAATTGTTTGAGCATCTTCATCATTTTCTGCATCTTGCAATCTATCTAATCTTTTTCTTTCTGCTCTTTTAAGTTTACCTCTCTCATCACTTTTATCATGAGTAAGAGCCTCAACCAAAACAGCAACTTTATTACCAAAGTGTTTTCTAATATCCTCAACAGTAAAAGGTGTGTCTTCAACCACATCATGAAGAGCGGCCGCCATCAACATCTCAGTTGTATGAGGAACAGATTTGACGATATTCATTACAGCTATCGGGTGTGTAACATAAGGCTCATGGGTATATTTTCTAACTTGTCCCTTATGAGCCTTTGTTGCGAAAGTTACAGCTTTTTGAACTTTTTTATAATTCATCAGGCGTACTCTTAACACCACCTACTGCCAACTTACTCGCTTGGTGACCCCTACCTGAAATACCCTTAGTGGAGAACATTACTTTTTTCGACACGCTTTTAGGTAAAGGTTGTGAAGGAACAATTGTAAATTTGCCTTGCTCTTTCAAAGAAGCAATTTCTTTTTCACTCAAATTGTTTTGTATTTTTGATGAGTTCATATTTTTTTCTCTCTTTCGTGTTGTTAATCAATTACTACACTTTCAGTATAGCAAATTCACAGAGAATATCAACAAATACTTTGTTGTATTTATGCTACATTGTTAAATAATGAATAAATTAGGTCTCAAAAAGAAACAATTGTTCTTTTCTTCATTTTTTTGCGACTCTAAGAAGGCAGTTTTCTTTAGCCCCTCATTTATAGCGTTTACAAGATTTTCATTTCCTGCAAATAATGATGCTCCTGCTATGATTTTAGCTAAATCAAGTATCGTATATGTATTTGACCAATCAACATTACTTTCATACATGCTACAAAAAACCTCATGTTCTTCTTTGAGGCCCAGAAAAACACCATTACTATCTAATCCACTTTTGACCAAATGATTATAAAAAGGATTTCTAGGAGTAGGCAAATATCTTCTAGTTCTACTCACAATGACTTTACCATGGTATTCATGATTAGGAATCTTTAGCCAAGGTTGACTCAAAAATTTTGAGTAATCATCTTTTACATTAAATGCCACAAAATAACTTTCTGCAATTGATTTGCCACAAGAATAAATTACATCACGAAATTTATCTAAATTAAAATCTACTTCTTCTTTTCCAGTCCAAGAAACTTCTGCTTCAACGTAATCTTGAGTATTCAATAATGCTATTAATTTATTCGCTGAATCTTCACCTAATTTATTTTCATTATTGTTTGGGTCTTTTTGATTGAGATGTAAATATAATTTACCTCCACCTTGATATTTTATAAAAGGCAAAGCCCAAATGATATCACCCATTTTACCCGAATGCATAAATGTTTTTACCATATAAAATTGTCCTTATGATAGTCTATAATTTTTTTTAATTCAATATCAAAATCTGCCGTAGGTTTCCAACCTAGATTTCTCAACTTTGAATCATCTAAAGAATATCTTACGTCACCCCCTGACCTTGTAAAATGTTCTAAGTATTTTTCTATGTTTGTATCGCCAGTGGTCCAAGTTATAATTTTGCGAATTACTTCAAGATTTGCACATTCATGATTTCCATTTATATTATAAATTTGATTTTTTGCTCTAGACGTAATAATTTGTAGAATTGCACTACAAGTATCTTCCACATGTAACCAAGTTCTTTTAGGCAATCCTTTATCATGAACATCTACCTTCTTATCAAGTGAAAGATGTTTGCATGTTTTTGGAATAAGTTTTTCTGCATACTGACCTGTGCCATAATTATTAGTGGGCCTGACGATAATGTATGGGATATTGAAGGTTCTTGCCCAAGCAAGTATCAGCATATCCGCGGCGGCTTTTGATGCTGAGTAAGGATTACTAGGCTTTAGCAAATCAGTCTCAAAGTGATTTCCCTTTTCAATATCACCATACACCTCGTCAGTTGAAAAATGTAGAAGTGTAGGAATTTTAAATAAATTCTTTTGTTTAATCAATTCTAATAAGTGATGAACACCATTTACATTAGATTTTAAAAATACTTCTGAAGAAACAATACTATTATCTACATGAGTTTCGGCGGCTGTGTTTATAACATAGTCGCAATCATAAAGTTTATCTAAATCATTAATATCACTTTTAATAAATTTAAATCGTTCTGCTCCTAATCTTTGTAGATTAACTAAAAAATCGTCATTAGATGCATAGGTCATTTTATCTACACCTATTACATAAAATCCATTGCTTAATAAAATTCTAGTAAGATGGTGCCCAATAAAACCTAAACAACCTGTAACATAAACTACTTTCTTCAAATCTTATATTCCTTTAAAGATGGTTCTAAACCTTCACATCTAACTCCCATTTTATGTAAGTTATATTTTCCTGTATAATGATTTAAGTGACAGCCAGTTACTTTGTATGATGTATGAGGAATATTGTGAATTTCACAAAACATTTTTATAACATCGGACACTCTAAATTTATCTTCATATACACAATTAGTTTGGTGTTGACAAACAATCTGATATTTCAAATAAACTTTTATTACTTTCCATAAGTCTCTTAAACTAAAAAAATCGCAATATCTATCAGCAGGTATCTCAAAAACTTTTTCATTTTTTACTGATGCTATAAATTGTTTGAGAAGTCTTTTTTCAGATTCAGATTTATCTATGGTAGAAAAAAGCCTTAACACATAATCATAAGTTCCATACGCGGCGGCTCTTGAAATTACATTTTTACTTGCACCGTAACTTTCTAGCGGGTGCCAACGCCAAACATCATCAGCTTTTTCTACAGTACTGCTTACGCTGAATTCTGCACCACTACCAAAATTAAAAAACTTACAATAACCTTTTTCTGGAGTTGCTATTCTTTTTAAGTTATAAAACATTAATAAATTATCTTTAAAAATGTTATTGTCGATAATATTAGGAGTTTCTCGTCCTGCCGATGCACAATGCATAATTACATCAAAAGGGCCTTTTTCTATTGCATAGTAAGTTACAGCCATTGTTGATGTCAAATCTAATTCATCTCTGTTAGGACAAAACAATTCATACTCTTTGTCTAGTTTAGATTTTATCTTCTTCTTTAAAAATTTCCCAACAAAACCTGTAGAACCTGTCAATAACATTTTTTTCATAATCAACCTCTAGAATAATTTACAAACTTATTATTTTCAGCATACTCTTCATCACTCACATACGGAAACTGGTCATTGATTGGTCTGCCACCCTCTAACTTAGGTTCTATTAAAACTTTTTCATCAATGACAAATTCGATTAGTAATCTTTTATTTTCACGCTTAAACATATTTTCATTAACTTGGTCAATTGATGTAACTCTTAAATAATCCATAGAATACGCAGTAGCTATACCCGAAAGATTAGGTCTGCCTGGACCTTGACCATTTCCTGTAGCATGATGTCTGCCCCCCATGTAAGTATTCTGAAATTGTCTTATCATACCTAAACCATGATTGTTAAATACAACAACAGTAATTCCTAAGTCATACTCAAGCATTGTTTGTAATTCTTGAATATTCATTTGGATTCCGCCATCACCATTAAAACTAATCACTTGCCTATCAGGATTATTTAATTTTGCTCCTATAGATGCAGGCAAACTGTAGCCCATAGCATAATGGCCTGATGATGTTGTAAGAAGTTGATTTTTTCTTCTGTTAAACATTTGATAAACCCATACATGATTAGCACCAGCATCAGCAAATAGCATAGCATCATCATCTATAATTTCATTCATCTTCTGCACAACTTCATAAGGATTTAAACTTTTATATTTTTTAGGTTCAGTAGAGATATCGACATTATAAAACTCTTCTTTTATATTTTTCAAATAATCTACCCACTCTGGAGAATACTCAGGCAACTTATAATTTTCTAATACTTTAGGAAGATGGACTAAATCTAAAATTTCTTTTTTCCATTCCGAATCATACTTCACTAATTCTTCTCCATCAATATCAACAACCATGACCTTAGAGTGAGGTGCAAATAGTTTAGGATTACCAGAGCGTTGCCTGTTGTCAAGTCTTGACCCTAAGACCAAAATATTACTCGCATTTTGAATAATATAATTTGCACCTCGATTGCCATACACACCAAAGTGTCCATAATAATTAGGTAGTGAATGTTCAAATGAATTAAGTGCTGACCAACTTGAAACAAAAGGCACACAATTATCAATTAGCCATTCATTAAGTTGTTCTGAAACACCTGACAGTTCTACGCCTGCTCCATAAACTACTAAAGGTCTTTCAGAATCTTTAAAAAATTCAGATATGTTATTTCGTATTTCTTCAATTTTAGTTGATGAAGATACTACCATTCTTACTTCTGGTAATAAAAGTTCGCTGTTCTCCATTTCATCAGTCTGTACGTCCATAGGAATGTCAATTAAAACAGGACCGCCTCTACCCTCAAATGCTTTTTCATAACATGTCTTTAATTCTTGTCTTAATTCTTCTCCATTCGTAACAGCTACAGCATAATTAGTAATCGCTTTAGTCATACTAACTATATCCATTTGTTGAAAGCCAGCTTGTCTTACCTTTGCTCCATTGTACTGCCCTACTTCTTTCCCGTTGACTTGCCCACAAATATGAAAACTAGGTATGCTATCAAAATATCCACAAGCAATACCAGTTACTAAATTAGATGCTCCTGGGCCACTTGTACAAAAAGTTGCTCCTATTTTTTTTCTATCAGTAGTTCTCCAAACAGCATCAGCGGCCATGGCCGCTCCTTGTTCATGTTGAAAGCATGTATAATTTATATTTTCTTTTGCAATTGCATCTACCATAAAAGAACATGCACCGCCTTGCACTAAAAAAACATTATCTATGTTAATAGCTTTTAAAAATTTAGCTATGTATTCTTTACCTTTCATATCGCCGCCTTTCTATTAATAATCAAGTCATAAACTTTTGTAAAACATATCCTATATATTCTATTTGCTCTGGTGTAATTACAGGACTTGTACCATGAAAGTATGTATGTGTCATGGTGTACGTTGCTACAGGAAAATTGTTTTTAGCATCTTCAGGATTCATTAAATGCGAATATGCAGGTTGTAGCATTATATTACCTGCAAAATAAGGTCTTGTTTGAATTTTATGGTCTTCAAAGTAATTTACTAAATCAGTTCTAGTAAATGGAGCATCTTCACGAATCGTTATAGGGAAAGCAAACCATGATGGATTTGATAAGGCTCTTGGTCTAGGCAAATGGAAAAATTGTTCATACTTTTCGTATATTGAGAAAAGAAGCCGATAATTTCTTCGTCTGAGTTCGTGAATTTTACCGAGCCTTTCCAATTGCACTAGACCAATTGCACCCTGCAAATCAATAGGTTTTAAATTGTAACCTATTTCATCATAAACATACTTATGGTCAAATACTTCGCCTGTCATTGTAGGAATCCATTCTGAAAATCTTTTTTTACATGTTCCATTTTTTAGCACGTTAGCTTTTGGTCCTACACAATAACACCCTCTTCCCCATTCTCTAAATGACCTAACAACAATTTCTAATTGTTCAGATTCGCACGTTACAAATCCACCTTCACCCATAGTCATATGATGAGCAGGATAAAATGAACATGATGCCATAGAGCCAAAACTTCCTAATGGTTTACCATCATAAGTTGACCCTAAGGCATCACAACAATCTTCTAACAAAACTAAGTCGTATTTCTTTACTAATGCCATCACATCGTCCATATTCGGAGGATTGCCTAGTACATGAGCAAATGTAATGACTTTGATATCATGTTCTTTAATTAAGTCTTCAGCTTTTGTCAAATCTAAATTCAACGTATCTAATTCTATATCTAAAAACACAGGCTCAAATCCTACTTGAATTGTAGGATTAAGTGTTGTCGGAAAACCTGCAATCGGCATAAGAACTTTTGTGCCTTTTGGAAAGTTCGTGTATCGTTTTGATGTTAACGCTGACATCATTAGTAAGTTTGAACTTGACCCAGAGTTTGTTAAAACACCGTGCTTTCTTCCCATTTGTTTTGGGAATTTGTTTTCAAATCTTATACACGCTTTACCCATAACGAGCCAACCATCTAACAAAGATTCAATTGCCGCCATGTACTCATCTTCAAAAAAGTATGGTCCTGCGTAGTGAACTAAATCTTCACCAGCTTTCCATTCATGATTTTTCTTTAATATATTTTTTCTTACTATATCTAATAAATTTGAATCCATTAAAAATATCCTATATTATCTCTTGGGAACCAAACATCGCCATGTCCATGTGGACTTGTCATATACTCTGACTGATAATCTTTTCTTATCTCATATCTTAAATCTTTACCAAGACCTATAGCTATTGCTAGAGCAGAACTTTGATTACCTAAAAACATTTCACAACCCTCTATGTATCTCGCTAATTCTAATAAATCATTTGTTCTTTGATATCTTACATCACATTTAAATTCATCACAGAAATCTGTATGTTCTTGTTCTGTTCCTACAAAAAAACAATCATCAGATATAAACTTCTCATAAACTTTTTTAGAATCTCCTGTTTCTCCATGATGATGCCTAGAGGTTCTGTTTATACAAATTTTTTCAGGCTGATAGATAGGATCAATATTGTTTAACCATGGAAGTCTAATCAAAGCATTGCTGATTTTTTCATCATGTATATTTAAGTTTTGAGTAAGAGCATAACATTCTGTTTGATTACCTCTCCATCTATCTCCCATCAAATGAAATCTATAATGATTTTCAAAATCAACGTCAATAGACTGGTCTTTATAAACATCAACGTCATGAAGATAATCTTGTGCTTTTAATAAAGGTGCTAACATATCATAATCTTTTTGTGTATATCTTCCTGCTCCAGGGCCTGCATCAGTCCAGCGTAAAACTTCTCTACAAAAATAATTTAAGTAGTCCAACTTTATGTACATGTTACCGCCACCTAAAAGTTTGACTACACAAAGACTATAAATTGTATCACCAAATGTTCCAAAATGAGAAAAATTTTTCATTTTACCAAAGGGCTACTAAAAATACAAGTGCTATGGACATCAAAAATATATAAAGATAAATTTTCATTTATTCCACCATAAAGTTTTTGTATTGATGGTAAAGTGATATTCTATTTTGCAAACTTAACCCCGGCCAATGAATTAGAAAATCACCATGCTTCCAATTTCCATCATGCCCTAATTTATCAACGTGAGGAGGAGGGCAATCAGGATATAAATCATAATTATAAGAATTAAATGTTCTTTGAGGAACATATCTCATAATAGGGGAATATTGAGTAGCGTGGTCAATCATTGCTTGTTGTTCTACCCAATTATCATTTTTGTATTTGTCGAGTTGGTCGCAAATAAAATTAATATAGTTTATACCTGCTTCTGAATTTTTTATTAAAAAACTATCGGCATTTATATCTCTATAATCTTTAGATATAATCAAGTGTGTATTTTCATCAGCATGTTCTTTAATAATATCTTCAAGTTTGATTGTCATATTTGTTATCATTGAATCACAACCTGTAAACCATACCCACTCAATGTCTGAATGCGTAGTAAATATTTCTAAGATATAAAATAGTTTTTTAAACCCATGAGGAATATCATCATTAGCATATATCTTACAAAGTGGCTCATAGCCATGTCTTTGTGCATATACTCTTTTATTATCTGTCCATGTGTGATTACCTAATTCACAATAACTATAGTCATAAGAATTAGCGATACCAATTTTCATATTAAACCTTTTGTAAAATTATTTCAATTGCACAGTCGCCAAAAGAATGATATGTTTGATCAAATCTCTCACGACCATATCTGAATGTTGCATCTAATAACTCTATCTTACATATTTTAATATTTTTTTGTGCTGAAAGCAAGTCAAAAACATTTACTGATTTATCACACCAAGACTTTTCTTTTAATATTGTAAATGTACATTTGTGGTCTCCGTTGAACGTACTCGGAAAAACACCTTGCTCATATAAATCTTCATCAGGAATTGCAAAAACTAAATGCCCACCCTTTTTTACAATTCTTATCCAATTCTGTAGTCCTATTTTACAATCATTTAAATGTTCTAAACAATGACTAGAGTGAACAAAGTCATATGTTTCATCTTTCACGCCGTCCATAAATTGGCCGTCGCCATCATCTAAATCCCATGATTTTATTGTTTTTATCATAGGAAAAAACTCTTTGTACTTGTCTAGGGAATCTTCACCTGAACCAATATCTATACCATCTCCAACAAAATATCTTGTTGCAAATCTGTGGTCATGCATTCTTCTCAATACACATTTACCTGTTTCGTCTGCCATGCTATCTCCATATTAAAGTGACGATTGATTGGGTAATAAGGCTCAATCGTCAAAACCTCATTTAACCTTAAGCGGCTAAAAGATACTCTTCGTCATTAGCATCTATTTTAATTGCTTGATTTACGGTCATCGCCTACCGAATCGTAAGTTCTTCTTACTCATTATTCTGTCGAAACCTGTACACCCCCATTTAAACAATTTAAATCAACTAAATCTCTATTCCTTCTATGCTCATCTTCTATTAAATCTTTAGATTGCCCATGGTATGCAACACCAATATGAAAATGAATCATTAACTGATTAAGTGTTTCTATTTTGATAAGCCCCGTCAAATCTGACGTTGACTCTCTTAACATAAATTCACCTAATACACGACCAAACTTACCTGCCTTATCTTTTTGCGTTCTTAGTGTTGCGATACTACCTACAGGCAAATGAGACTGTACAAATTCTTTTGCAAATAGTCCATATTTCTTTTCCACTAAGTCTCTAGTTCTAGACTCAGGAGTGTCTATACCATACAATCGTATTCTTTCATTATGAATCCAAAGACCGAATCCTAAATCAATGTCAACATCAACTGTATCGCCATCAACAACTCTAACTATTTTACAATTATATTCGTACATATCTTTCCTAACTGGTGGAGGTGGTGGGAATTGAACCCACGTCCAAAACAACTTTCATAAAACGTAACAAATAGCATAATTACAATACTATTCATACGATTATTCTTATATTATATATGTTCTGTATATAGTTCGTCAAACAAATTTCTGTAAGAAATAAAATCATCTATATAATCATCTCGCTTTTTAGTAAAAACTTGAGAATTTCCTTCCTGTACAGCAATTATTACAACCAAATTTGTAATTGGTATTCTAGTAAGTTCTTCATACATTACAGCGTAAGCTGAAGTTTGCATAAAATAATTTTGAATATATCTTTCATTCTTTTCTCTTGTTGATGTTTTAAAATCAATAACAGAAAGTTTATTATTATATTCTGCAATGCAATCCACTCTACCTGCAACTTTTAAATAATTTGAGTAAAGAGGAATTTCAAGTCCATGTATATTAGATATTTTTGTGTCTAATATAGTTTTAATTTTATAGAACATTCCTAGGTCATTTGGCGTAAAGCCTTCTTTATAATATATTTCATTGTTCAAATATCTTTCACAAAGGGTATGCACTTTGGTTCCTCTTGCAGATGCTTGTGAAGAAATTTTATTTGCTTGTTTTTCGCCAACTCGCTTACGCCAATCCATAATTGCCTTCTTACTTTGCAATCCAGTAACTGTGGTAACTGACGGATATTTTTCACCACTAGGAGTAAGGTAATACCTTTTGCCATTTATAGTTTCTGACTCTAAATCATCATATTTTAAATCAACTCCTACATGGTAAAAATCTTGCATAATTTATATTATTCCCTGTTCTAGTTTACTTAGTATATATTCTTTTACAAGTTCACTTCTTACTATATCTTCTTTATTAAATTCAACACAACTAAAAGACCGCATAGAATTCAAAACTTTCATGAATAAAAGAAGTCCTTCTTTTTCGCTTTGTTTATATAAATCACTTTGTCTAAAATCACCGCAAAATAAAACTTTACAGTTTTCTCCTAGTCTTGTAATAACAGAATCTAATTCGTGATATGACATATTTTGACATTCATCAACCACTACAATAGTATCTTGCAAAGTTAATCCTCTAATGAAAGATGTAGTTACAAATTCTATTACACCTTGTTTTTTTAAAAAATCGTAAATATCTTGTTTAGGATAAAATAATTCATTGATTATAGAAACATAAGGTTGCTCGTAAACTTTAGCCTTCTCTATATTATCTCCTGGTAAAAATCCCATATCTCTTGTAGGAACTACGCTTCTCACAATAGTTACTTTTTCTTTTCTAGAATTACTATTTAATATTTCATCAAGGGCTAGGTATAACGATATAAATGTTTTACCTGTTCCTGCTAAACCATGAAGTAAGATATTTTTATTTTTATCAAAGTAATCAAATGCCCTCTGTTGATTTAATGTAATAGGATTTGTGCGTTTAGGCGAAAGATTTTTCAATTGATTTTTTGTTTGATTTTCTTTTTGTATTTTTCTTCTTTCACGTTTGGTCATCTTTATTACGTTTGAAAATCTGTGGTCATACTGTGGATAATCCTCAAGAGTGGTATCAAAATGAGTTGTCATATCACTCCTTTGCAAATAAGTTAATGTTTACCAAGTGTTGATAGTCGATTTAGGGTGAGCCTCTTTTGCTTTTTGAAGTACTTCTTTGAATCCAGCATCAGGCTTTTTTATACCTAATCTAATCGGGTCACCTAGACTTGGCGCCGTTATAATCACGGGTTCATATAAGGGATTTTTTTTGATAAAATTATCCCTCTCACTAATTTTCATTACTTTTTCTATGATTTCGTTTGTTTCGATATTTTTAAAATTATATGTAGGCATTGGCTGTATTTAGTTGTTTAACACCTTCTGTATACCATTCAGGTGCGTTTCCGTTTTTCCATTTCGCAAAATAGTTCTTTTCATGTATATAGTAATTTTTATAAGATTGTATTACGTCATTCTGAACTTTATGCTCTTCAGGCATTGCAGGAGGAGGTGGAGAAAATAATTTATCAATAGAAGAGTTAGGAGGATTCTCTAACGCTTTCTCTAAACCGCTAGAACGAATTAGATGTATTTTTCCATATCTATTAGTATACTCGGTAAGACAAGCAGTAAGAAGATTATGTAGCCAAGTGTAGTGCTGTGTTGATAGTCGTACCCACACCGCACTAGGGTGGTTAATATGACTTGCTTTATAAAGAATATTTTCTCTTTCATCTTTAAGCCTCCATCTTTTGATTTTTCTACCGTTTTTAGAAAGGTCTGTATACTCAATCCCATCTTGCATTCTATGGGCGGTTGATAACAATTGAGCATATTCGATAACCATTTTAACTACATGTTTATCACATGTCATTTCAGCACACTTTTTCACATCATGGTCTAGATAAAATATATTCATTTTTTACTCCATAAAAAAGATACATATATTGTAGCAAAGATTACTAAAAATGTCAAAAACTCGTCTAACGCACTAAAATTTTCTTTGACAAATTCTCCAAAGACAGTAATTGTAAAAAGAGCAGTTAAATAGGAACAAAGCATAACTAAAATCGAATGCCTTAAAATACCTCCTACAAGACCTCCCAAAAAAATTATGTAATTTTTTATTACTTCCACAATCCTTTTTCTTTTTCTTCAGCAAGAGTATTTACGATTTGTCCAAAAACTTTTTTAGAATTGTCTTCAATTTGAATTTGGTGGTCGAATACTTCCTTTATCTCTCTGATAAAATTCTCTGTCACAGGACTTCCATGCCTAATAGAAGAATCAAGATATGTTGATATCGTTCTAATGTCCATCATAATCACGCCTCCATTTTTGTTAATTTACCTAAGACGTACCAATCACTATGATAACTTCTTGTGATTTTACCTTTCTTAGTTTTTCTAATACACTCAGATGCCATCTCATGACCTGTATACTCCTCCAGATATTTTATGGCGTCATCTTCATCTCTAAAAATTTTCATACCCGCATTATTCAACATGTTAGGTTTCGCTCTAAAAAACATAATCAATCTCTCCTATTATAAAAGTTAATGTTTAAATTACTTTTTTCAACATATGGAACACTTTTGTATAAAACAAATTTTTTTTCAACTTCTTCAAAAACATCTATTTTATCATTTTCCCAAATAACAAAATTGTCATCTGTCAATCCATTAGGAACATATCTTGTTTGCTCATTTAATAAAACAAAAGAACCAGAAGAATCTAGCAATGAAAAAATATTCTCAACTTCTAGTTTTACATCTTCTACATGTTGCAAACAGAATGCACATATAATAACATCAAATTTATTTTTAGGCAATTGTAGTGACGGAATAAAAAATTGACTTTTTATATACTGATTTGCCCAGTATAACATACTTTGACTAGTATCATATCCAACAACAGGGTCTCCGTATTTTTTTATTATCTCTAAAGAAACTCTACCCATACCACAACCATAGTCTAACCATTTTCTACATTTTGAATTTGAAAAATTGTTAAGTAAGGTTGAGACAAAGTAATCTGTTTCCTCATAAAATTTATTAGGATTATCTGTATCAGTGGTTAATGCTACATGTTTTGCAGTTTCTAATGTAGATACTTGAAATGTTTCTTTGACGTATGGCATAGTTATTTGATTATTGATTTGTTTAATTCAATGGCTTCTTTATGATATTTTACATCTGTGTATTGCACACAAGTTACATCATCTAGATTTTCACTTTTCTGTTCTACTTTAGTGCATACAAATTCTTCTTTTTTTAGAACAAAATTATTTTGATATTTTTGATTTAAGACTTCATCAAGTTCAGTTTTTTTCTTAAAAGCTATGACATACCCTCCACAAGCTACTGTAACGAATGTGATGCCCAACAAAATGTGGAATACACGTTTACTGAATAAAATTATTGTAGACACTCTAATCTCCTATATAATGTAAGCTATAGCTACCCAAAAACAAAAAGTGTAGATATATAACCAAAACATAATTTTTAATAATGTATTAAATATTGTACTCATACTATTATTATCGTCTTTTTTTCAAAAAACTTCAAGGAGCATGTTGTTTAAAAGCAACACTACATATTTGTGATTCTGTCTAATTGTCTAGTATTTAACGTGCCTTTTGGGACGTTCTCTTTTATCCAAGATAAAAGTTTTTGTTTTATTTCTAATTCTAGGTTGACCTTTTTACCGCTATCTTTAACTTTGATATATTTAAAATCCTTTACGACAAACTGCCCACTTTTTGTTTTGTATGGTTTTCCATCAGGATTTAAATAAAATACAGTATTGTCTTTATTGTTAAGAATTACATAAACACTTCCATCTACTTCCCTTGGTAATCCTTGGGTTAATAATTTATGAACAGTCCTGGCCGCTCCCTTATGAGTATTGAATAATACATCTTGAGGAACCACTCTGGCTCTCTTAGCGTTGTTAAGTATTGCTATTTTATAATCTGTTAAAATCCAAACTAAGTGTATGTCACTTGATTTATAACCTATGTCCATAAGTTGAGGAATTACTCTTTCCATTTCTTCAGTATCTTTGAATGTGGTATCTAACATCAAATTAGGCAAAACTCCTTTTTTAGCAGTTGCTAACATATTATCTAACATTTTATTTTTTGAGTTTGTGAGTTTTATTGCTAAATGCAATGCATTTACATCATCTGGATTTTTCAATACCAAATCTTTTAATGTTCTATTAGGTTTGATTAGTGCTTTGTTTAAAATTTCTCTCTGGCTTCTTGTGATGTCAACCGCATATTTTTTCATTAGTTGGCTTGTTGTGAATTTACCTAATGCATCTAATTCCATAAATGCTTTTTTCAAATCATCTACATCATGTATCTTAAATTTTGATGATTCTAAAAAATATTTTCTAGCAAATCCTTTTCCTGAACCTGACCCGCCTGCAAGAAATACAACTTGATTGTATTTTGCACTATTATTTAATAGTATTTGTTTTTCTAAAATTACGGGATCTTTTATATAAAAATCTGCAAAAGATTTCATTGTTTCTCCTTAAGAAAATAATTCTGGCAATGCTTCCTGAACTACTTTCTTATTTATACCTTTTATTTTTAACTTTTTATCTTTCATTTTTATAACGATTTCAGCTTCTTCAGGAGACAAAGACTCTAATATATCAATGAACAACTTTTCCCTTTTTATAACATGCAAGTTATTTCCCGGAATAAAATACTGCATTTTTCTCCACTCCGCAGGAATTCTATTTGCTCCCACATCTCTCATTTCTTCATGCTTAGTATATGGAGGAACTCCCTCAGGCAATTCTAGTTTTGATTCACTAAAATTATATTTGAGTATATCTTTAAAGTACGGAAGTAAATTAGCTATGGCTTTAACTGCTCCTGCTCTTTTACCTGCCGGCAACTCTGATATATGATTAAATAAATCTGGTACTGACATTTTAGATACGTCCATTAAAACTCCTGTATATGTTCAATTAGCATTTTCATCTTGTGCTTCACAAAATAATTTAATAATTTATCTTTACCTTTTTTAGGTGTAGATGTAAATTCACTAATAATTTTACTTCTATATTCATTAGGAATTTTACTTAAATCAATTAAAGACTCATTTCTCTTGAAATTTTTGAGCATGACTTCATCACCCAATTCCTCTGGGTCTTTATCAACCCAAATATTTAGTTTCTTTGATGTTACAGGTCTTTGTCTAATTGACTTTACTATGTAATCATCACCTGATAATATATTAGGAATTCCGTCGCCTCTATCACCTTTTATAATATGTTCTTTTAAAAATTGTAAAGGATTATTCGTGCGAATAAATTTCTTAGCTGTAGGATTGTACTGGTCTACATTTGAAAATTTTTGTAGCTGTAAAAAATCTTTATCGCTTGATAGAATTAATATTTTTTCAGTAGTATCACAATTCATATAAACACCAAACTCATGAACTAATGTTCCTATTACATCATCAGCTTCGGTTCTATTAACTCTAATAACTTTATAAGGAAAGTTATCTTTAATTTCATCTCTAACTTTATTTAAAGTATCAAATATTAAACTCCAATCATACGGAGAAGAATCTCTATCTTTTTTTCGATTTGCTTTGTAGAAAGGAAAAATATCTCTTCTCCAATATGCTTTATCATCTGAGGCAATAACCATCTCATTATACTCTTCTTTGAATTTTTTATTATACATTCTTAAAGAGTTAAGAATCATATGCCTTATTAAGTTTTCGCTTATCTCGTCTGATGACCCATTAATTTGGGTCATCAAATTTGATATCATTACTTGGTTTAAATCTACTAAAATCATAACGCTCTCAATAAAATAGTTTCTGAATTAATTCTACCTGTAAGAACTTTTTCTTTAGTTTTCAGTTCACTTAAAATATTTCTCAACTTAACTTTACCAGCATCTAATAGTGTTGGAATCGTATCGTCAGGCTTTCTAAGTGTCTTAGAAACCGATGTTGTTGCATTAAAGTTCTGTATTGTACTACCTTTAACTGAAAGGCCTCTTACGTCTTCAGCGTGATAGACACCTAGCTTTTTAGTCTTAACATTATAGACCCATAATTGTATCGCTCCTATTATTTTTGTAGGAGAAATACTTTTGTAAGCATCACTCTCTGATGCATAATTTAGGTTCTTAACTAACTGCACGGCTGGTTTTTGTTTTGTCTTTCTTTTGCGAACAGATTTGACTTGTGATGCCATGTGTGATTGAGTAATCAAATCATCTAAAAGAGACTTCCACTTTTTAAGTTCGCTTTTAGTAAAATGTCCCCACTCTTCACGAACATATTCATCAGTCGTCCAAACGTCAATTATATCCTGCACTTCTTTTGCTTCCTTGACAAAAAACTCTGAAATTTTTTCAGCAATGATTGAGGAAATGTCTCTACTTTTTAAGTATGCTTCCCAGTTAAATTTAAAAGTTCGATTAACTAAAACATACTGGTCAAGCAAATACTCAATCTCAGCTATTTCTCTGTCTGCCTTTTGTTCAATTCTATCTTGAATAGAAATGACGTTTTTGTTTTTATTAACCTCATCAAAATTACTTGCTTTTTCTTTTAGCTGTTGCATCTCAGCATTAAACTTTTTGGCCTGTTCTTCATTTAAAACATAACCCTTAGATTGCATTCTAGCTAACCAAGAAACCGAAGTTGATATATCCCGAGAAGACAATCTACTATAAAGTTCTGTGTCATCATTAGAATACTTTTTTGTTTTACAAAACTCCAACAAAAACTTTTTATTATATCTGTGTTTTGCAATAGTGCCGTACCAAGATAACGCTTTAGAGGTTCGCTTTTCTAAATCTTCATCAGATAAAGATTCTGCATCAACCCACTCAGGTTCTTTACCATGGTAGTGTTGGTCCATATCATCAATTCGGATTTTCGCTAATTTCATAATAATTCTCCTTTATAATCAGAATACAACTGGTCGTACAATTCTTTCAAACCCCCAACGTATTGCGACTGTTTAAAAACTTGAGGAATAGTCTTAGTATTGGGAACCATTTTACTTAACTGCTTTATTGTATAATCTTTATTTAATAAAAACAACCGGTATGGAGTTTTTGTTGTATATAAGATAAACTCGGCCCTGTTTGTTGCACGACTTTTACTAGCACCGTAAACGTAATACATTTATCTAACTAGTTCAAGAGGATATATTCTTTTTACCTCTTTTATTTGAAGTTGACTTCCTGGGTCGTTTTTCATTCTAGTCGTAAACATTCTTCCGTCTACTTCAAATGTAACATCATATCCTATGATTTTGTCTTCATAATTTTTAACGACACGATTTTCACAAAAATCTACTCGTTTGACACTACGGCGATTTCCAGAATTTGTGCTTATACCTGCACCTATGACTGCACCAATTCCTGTTCCTAGTGCTTTATCTTTTGAAATCATATTACCAATTCCTGCTCCTACAGTTGTGCCTAATATTACTAACATAGGGTCAGTTTTTGATTGTGCAGAATATTCCCTAGTTGAACATGTAGTGCGGTCACCTTGATAATATGACCTTACAGTTTTAACAACAGGTTCGACCGAAATTACAGGAACATGGTAAGTATCTGTTATAGTATTCGCCAACGCTGTAATCGGTAAAATAAGAACTAACAGTAAAAGTTTTTTCATGTCTTTCCTTTTCTAGTAAAATTTTGTCTTTCAATTTGATTGACAAAAAAATTGTTATTTTTTCCTGTTACTTGCCCTATTAAAAACAAGAACCATGCGATTGAAAGTATAGAACTTGCATTCAATCGTATAGGAAAAATCATCATTTGCTCAACAAATATAACATTGAATGCTAGTATAGTCAATACAGATAGTAGCAAATATACAACACTTATTGCACTCATAATACCTAAAGCAACTAAAAGTACATCAATCTTTTTCATATTATTTATCCTCATGTAAAAAATTTACTCAAATATCCGAAAACGTATATTCCACATATTACTGCTTGAACTGTAAATAGTGACCATTTTTTCCATATCACTCCCACAGTCAACCAGCCTACATTACCCACTAAAGAAACATATACATTCAATGGGTATATATTTATAGAAGTAAGATAGACTCCTAGTAACAATATTCCTGTAGAACTCCATTCTAATATCTCAACTTTATTTAACTTCTTCATATTTTATATAGTACTCAATTAAAGTGATTTTAGCAATACAAATAAAATAAATAGTAGTGAGTTCGTGAATTTATCAAAAAAGTGATATTACACTATGCTTCGCAATTACATAAAAGGAGCAGGTAGTGATAGATCCAGTTACAGCTTTAGCTTTAGCTTCTGCCACGTTTAATGGCGTAAAAAAAGCCGTACAAGTGGGAAAAGAAGTCTCTGAAATATATACAGAGTTGTCTAAATGGGCGGGTCATGTAAGTGATGTTTATGAGCATATAAATCAAAATGGGGAAACAAAGAAACCTGGGTTATTTGAAAAAATAACTTTTAGTAAAAGTGCAACTGCTGAGGCATTTGATAGTTTTGTAGCTAAAAGAAAAATTAAAGAAATGGAAGATGAAATTAGGCATATGTTTACATGGGGTGCTTTACATCATCTTGGTTTAGAAGGCTATCGTGAATTTATTGGAATGCGGCGAAAAATAAAAGCCGACCGTGAGAAATTAGTATATGACCAATTAAGAAGAAAAAAGAAATTTATTCAAACAGTAAAAATTTCATTGATAGCAATTTTATCATTATCACTAACAATATGGTTTATGAATTTTACAATAACATTAATTTTAGATGCACCCGGAATGAAAGGATAAATAAATGGCACAGAAAAGATTTGAAAGTAAATCAAATTTTAATAAATACGACAAAGACGGTGACGGAATTATTACTGATGAAGAATTGTCTAACATGGAAGCAATTGAGGAAATTGAAAGATTGAATAGAAAACAAAGACATCAAAGAATGATGGCTTGGTATGCTTTAATTGGTATGATAAGTTATCCAGCGTGTATTATATTTT